TATGGGTGTTGCCCTGCCGCCGCCTGATATGAAGATGCCTGAGCAGTTTGAGGTTGAGTTGGCCCGGGTTGCGGCCCAAGCCTCTGACTTGGTGTTGGGTAAGAGTAAGACCGAGATTGCGGCACAGCAGGCTCAGATCGCTGCCAATGACCCGATTACACAGATCCAGAAGCAGGAGTTGGCGCTAAAAGCAGCGGAAATTGAAAGAAAGTCTAAGAAAGACGCAACGGACGCCGCCGCTAAAGCGGATCAGATCCGCATTGAGGAGGAGCGTATCAAGTCTCAAGCCGAGATTGAGGGCGCTCGTCTGGGTATAGAAGTTGCCAAGGCCAAAGAAGATATGAAAGGGCGCTTTGAGGCCGAAGGGGTACGTCTAGGGGTAGACATGGCACGGTTGAGACAGGACAAGTCAAAGCCACCTACCACCTAGGAGAACTAAATGTCTACATACATACAAGTAGGGGAAGTTAAGTCTTTTGAGGAGCAGATTAGAAAAAGACTGCGGGATCACTTAAACAATTCAGCCGACGACCTAGCCACCGGCGGCGCAACGGATTATGCCGATTATCGATTTCGGGTCGGCGTAATACAAGGACTTGCTATGGCAGAACGGGAAATCCTTGACCTAATCGAAATCGCTAAAAAGGCTGAAGATTCACTATGACAATAGGCGCAATTGACCGGGCGGCAACTGAAAACGCTGCTTCCCAAATAGACCCCATAAAGATGCCCGAACCATCGGGTTATAAGATCCTCATCACTCTTCCCAAAGTGGCCGAAAACCTCGGAGACTCAGGGCTAGTGCTGGCGGAAGCCACCAAGAAAGCGGAAGAAACAGCATCCTGCTTAGGGTTTGTACTTAAATTAGGATCGCTGGCGTACAAGGGTTCCAAGTTTGAAAGTGGCCCTTGGTGTAAAGAAGGCGACTTCATCATCATGCGTAATTATTCAGGCACTCGGTTCAAGATTGACGGACAAGAGTTTCGCCTGATTAACGACGACCAAGTTGAAGCCGTCGTGGACGATCCTCGTGGTTATACCCGTGCGTAAGGAGAAGTAAATGGCTAATGAAGAAATCGTAACAACACTAGAAACAATCAATAACGACCTGAAAGCCAAGGCAGAAGAGTCTACCCCAGACGTTGATTTGGGGTATGAGGAAGCGTCTGCTCAAGTGGCTGAAGTCAAGGCTTCAAAGGAGACCAAGGGTAAAAAAGCCCCCGATTTTGAGATAGAGATCGTGGACGACACCCCTCCCGAGGATCAGAACCGCAAGCCTATGAAAACCGCCCCCAAGGAGACGGACGAGATAGATGCGGTCAACGATAAAGTCCAAAAACGCCTAGATGAACTAAAGCGGGCGTGGCATGACGAGCGCAGGGCAAAAGATAAAGCCTCTCGGGAGCAAGCCGAGGCTCTAGCCTATGCCAAGCAGGTTTTAGAAGAAAATAAACGCCTGAAATCAAAGTTAACAGAGGGCGAAAAGGTACTTCTTGAACAGGCACAGGCTCGTACTGACGTTGCGTTACAAGCGGCAAAACGTGGTCTCAGGGAAGCCCAAGAATCTGGCGACCCGGATAAGGTCGCTGAGGCAATGTCTGAGATTAGTCGGGCTACTATGGAGCAGGAAAACTGGAAAAGGTATCAACCCCAGTTTGCGGCCCAAAAAGAAGAGACTTTACAACCGGAAGATAATTCAGTACCTTATCAACAGGTTGTGCAACCGCAAGTGCCGCCGCCAGACCAGAAAGCAATCAACTGGTACAACCGCAACACTTGGTTTGGTGTTGACGAGGAAATGACGGCATTGGCGTATGCACAGCACGAGAAATTAGTTAAGACTGGGTTAAGTCCTCAGTCTGACGAATACTACGAGCGTATTGATGCTCGGCTTCGGCAAGTTTTTCCCGATAGGTTCGAGGAGAATGATTCTGCAAAAGATGAAACTCCAGAGCCACAGAAGGTAGAAAAACGCCAACAGACAACGGTGGTAGCACCGGCGACACGAACGACCTCAAGTAAAAAGATTACGCTCACCAAATCACAGGTGGCTATTGCTCGACGCTTGGGTGTCCCCTTAGAGGTATATGCGAAACAAGTTGCTATGCAGGAGAATAGATAATGTCAAGAATTGATCGTGCTTTAGAATCTCGTGAACGCGAATCTCGCGCTCAGTCATTTACCTATACACCTCCGCAGCAATTGCCGGATCCCGATCCACAAGATGGTTATACCTTCCGTTGGATTCGTACTCATTTCATGGGTCAGAGTGACGCTAGAAACGTCTCTATGGCACGTCGTGATGGATATGAGCCTGTACGGATTGAGGATCATCCCGAGATGGCATTTATCGTAGACGACCCCTCTAAGTTAAGTGGAAATGTCGAGATTGGCGGCTTGATGCTTTGTAAGCAGTTGGAAGAAAAAACAAAAGCACGACAAGCCTACTATGATGAGTTAAGCCATAGGCAGATTCAGTCTGTGGATAACAACTTCATGCGGGAAAACGATCCGAGGATGCCTCTCTTTACCGAGAAACGCTCTGAGGTAAGTTTTAACAAACGATAAACTCTTAGGAGATTGATATGTCAACAGTTCAAGCCCCTTACGGGCTACGGCCTATCAACCTGATCGGTGGTCAATCATTTACTGGCGGCACAATCCGCAAGTATTATATGACCACGAACAGCGCGACGGGTATTTTCTTTGGTGACGTAGTGAGCATTGCAGATGGACAACCTTCTGCTTTGACTGCTACCCCCACCACTTCCTCTGTTGGTGTTGTAGGTGTGTGCGTTGGTGTTCAATACACTGATCCCACCCTGAAATACTCGCAGTGGGCACAGTTTCTCCCTGCTAACGCAGTGAACTCTGGATACACCAACATTTATGTCAGCGTAATTGATGATCCTGATCAGTTGTATCAGGTTCAGGCTGATGGCCCTGTAACCGCTGCTGATATTGGTAACAACGCTGCTTTAGGCAACTTTAGCAACGGTTCTGTTACTAGCGGTAACAGTAAAGTAAATGTGTCGGCTACTACGGCTAACACTTCTACTTTGGCAGTACGCATCGTTGACCTAGTTGATGGTGCTCCTACTTTCTCAACACCCGGCGACTTGTTTACGGACTGCATCGTGAAGTTTAACTTCGGTGTACATTCGTACTATCAGTCTGCTGGTAGCGGCACTTAAGGAGATCTTAAATGGCTATTTCACGTTCGCAACTATTAAAAGAACTCCTGCCCGGACTTAATGCTCTGTTTGGTATGGAGTACGCTCGCTACGGCGAAGAGCATAAAGAAATTTATGCTTCTGAGACTTCTGAGCGTTCGTTTGAAGAAGAAACCAAACTGTCTGGCTTCTCAGCCGCCCCAGTTAAGTCTGAAGGCGCTGCGATTGCTTATGACAACGCGCAGGAAGCATTTACGGCTCGCTATACGCACGAAACCATTGCTTACGGTTTTGCGATTACTGAAGAGGCAATTGAGGACAACCTCTATGACTCACTCAGCGCTCGTTATACCAAAGCATTGGCTCGTTCGATGGCTTACACCAAGCAGACCAAGGCTGCTGCCGTTCTGAACAACGGTTTCACTAACTCCAGCCAGTATTACGGCGGTGATGGTGTGCCTCTGTTCTCGACTCAGCACCCGTTGATCTCTGGTGGTAACAACTCAAATCGTCCTACCACTGGTGCCGACCTGAACGAAACTTCGTTGGAAAACGCAGTTATTCAGATCGCTGCTTGGACGGACGAGCGTGGTCTGCTGATTGCTGCAAAGCCACGTAAGTTGATCGTGCCGCCCGCATTGATGTTCGTTGCAACTCGTTTGCTAGACACAGAACTACGTGTTGGCACGGCTGACAATGACATCAACGCTCTGAAATTCATGGGTTCTATCCCCGAGGGTTACACAGTTAACCACTTCTTGACGGATACGAACGCATGGTTCTTGACCACTGACGTACCTAACGGAATGAAGCACTTCGTTCGTACCCCGATGGCAACATCGATGGACGGAGACTTCGACACCGGTAACGTCCGTTACAAGGCTCGTGAGCGTTATTCGTTTGGCTGGTCTGATCCGCTCGGAATGTTTGGATCACCCGGTTCGTCCTGATGTAAAAGGGGGCTTCGGCCCCCTTGTTTAAATCTAGGATTTTTACTCTTATCGACTGACCTAGCAGACTTAGTAGAGATGATAAGAGGAAGTGCTACTACACGAGAGGATTATCATGGCACGTACTACTTTTTCAGGCCCAGTTCGGGCTGGTTATCAAGGCGGAAACGCAAACGCACAAAATCCGATAACTCCCACCACTATTAACGCTGGTGATGTTATTGAAGTTAATCAAGGCACTGGAGCATATGGCTTTTATGCTCGTGTCGAACCTACTGTAGGATTTGGCTCAAGCACTTATTTGACTCCGGGTGAGTCTTATGGTGTTTTTGGGCGTAGTCAATCTGGCGCACCATTTGCAACCCTTCCCAGCACTACGTTTAACCATGTGGCTGGTGTAGTCGGTAACTTTGCGGTGATCGGTACCTATAACAACAATGGTCTGATGGCTGGTGTAATGGGTATTATTAATACCAACACCTTATCTGGCGACGCCGCTGTTATGGCGTTTATGGCTGGTGACTCCGGTGTAACTACCGCTCGTTGTGCCTTTGGTGTTGCAATGGCTCAAACCACTGGTGGTTCAGGCTTTGACTATGGTATTGACCTGAAGATGCAAGATCCGGTCGCTGATGGTGGTGGCCCTTCCAGCGTTATTCCCTACAAAAAAGCCAACATCCGTATGGAAGATGACGTTGTAATCATGGTCGATGCGGGTGCTCCGGTTAATGGCACTACGGGTGACAACTTTGCTGGTACGGGTTCCCTGTATGTTGATTCGTCATCTGGTGTTCTGTATATCAACACGGGTGCTATCTCCAACCCAACTTGGGTTGTTGTTGGTACTCAGACCTAATGCTGACTCATAAAGACCCAGAGGTTCAGGCAATGCTTGAACTTCTGGAATCCCAACGAGATCATGTTATGGGCCTAGTGGCTGTTCAAGCAAAGCAAATTTTGGAGTTAAAAACCAAACTTGCTAAGTTAGAAACCACAAATACGGAGAACCAAAATGGCAACAATGCAATATGACGTACTAGCGACAAAACCGCTGGGGCTTACGGGTAACTTTAAAGATCAAGGCAATAACGACATTCCTCGTTGCCGTGTTAAAACCATTTACTGTAAAAATGGTACTGACGCTGGGTCTGTGGTAGTCCGTGAAGGTGGTTCTGGCGGCAATGTAATTATGACTATAGAAACCTCAGCGGCTAGTAGCGCGGGCTATACGATCATCCCAATTCCCGGTGAAGGCGTTCTTGCGAAAGAAGGTGCTTTACATGGAACAGTTACTAACACCGCTTCGGTGACTTTGTTCTATGGCTAAGACTCCTGCGTGGCAACGTAAAGAGGGTAAGAACCCAAAAGGTGGGCTAAATGCCAAGGGTAGGGCATCGTATAACGCTGCTAACCCCGGTAAGCCCGGCCTGAAGGCTCCTCAACCAGAAGGCGGCGCTCGTAAGAAATCTTTCTGTGCCCGGATGACAGGTATGAAAAAGAAATTAACCAGCGCTAAAACCGCTAACGATCCAAATAGCCGTATCAACAAGAGCCTACGGGCGTGGAAGTGTTGATATGGAGATGATGCTTTGGAATATGGTGTTGACCGTATTGTTGGGTGTCTTAGCCTATATTGGGCACGAAAAGGCATCTGAAATACACAGACTCAACATTTTGATTAACAAAACTAGAGAAGAGGTGGCCCGTGATAACGTCACTCAAGCAGAAATGGACAAGTTTGTTGACCACATTGACCAACGGTTTAATAAACTTGAAGCAAAAATTGATCTCCTTATGCAGAAGGGATAAGAAATGAAAAAGATGAAAACTAAGCGTTATCAGGAAGGGATGAGTGTAGAAGGTGATTACGAGTCCTCTGATGATTACAAAAATCTAATAAGTGCCGCAGCCCGTGAAAAGGCCGATGCAGAAAAATCAGCCACCCCTGCCGCTCCTGCAAAAGCAGCCTCTTTTGGCGAAGCATTTAAATCTGCTCGTGGTCGTGGCGATAAGACGTTTGAGTACATGGGTAAAAAGTACACAACGGAAATGGCTGGTGGTAAAAAGGCCCCTGCTGCTAAATCTTTTGCCGACACTCAGGACAGAGAAGCAGGCGCTAGAGTTACTAGAACTGAACGGCAGAACGCATTGTTTGCTGAAAATAAGCCGAAGAAATCATCTTCGTATGGTGAAGCCGCTCGTTCAGCCCGTACCCTCGGGGATGTTATGAAAGAAGATTTAGAGCGGTCAGCAGCAATAAGATCAGGCAAAGAAAAAACCCTTGGTACTCGGTTCCAAGAAGGCATGCGTAAATTTGGTCGTGCTTTAGCAACTGGACAGCCGCAAGGTGGGATGAAAAAAGGCGGAATGGTTGGTTCTGCTTCCAAGCGTGCCGATGGTTGTGCCCAGCGTGGTAAGACTAAAGGACGGATGGTCTAATCATGGCTGATAAACCACCAGTTGAGGGTCGCACCGCTTACATCAA